TGGCCCGACCGCTGAGCCGAGCCATCGTCTTACGATATCCTCGGCCGCGCAGTCCTATTGCGTTATTGTTGGGCGCGTAATACATGTTTTTGAAAGCCTTCTGAATAACCTTGGCTGCCCGGGCGGGACGGCGAGGCGCGTTTCTAGCAACAGCAGCCGCCCGCCACCGACGGGCCATCTCCTGCTTGATGGCGGCAATCTGAGCCCTGTATAAATTCTTGTAAGCTGCTGGCATATTCATCGTAGCGACGGCCATCTGACGACCCTCCAGTTCCTCCATGAGATTTGCATTGTTTCGGTTGCGGTACATTTATATTATCTTGGAATAAAATAGATGAAGCCCCGTCACGTCACGCTACGCCGTGCATGGCCCGAACGATACTTTACGGGTCTGAGCCGGTCTATGAAATTAAGAAGGGAATTGGAACTCCTAAAAAGACGCAGGGTGCCCTATAGCAAGTTGCGCATGGGACGGTCAAACAAGGGTGGGACCCGCAAAAAGTCAAAATGGACTCTATTATTTCACAAGACCTATCCAGGTTTAAAATTCAATAAAGAAGCTATTGCTCGGCGAACGGGGATAAGCCGCTCGACGCTCAACACGGTCTACAACAGAGGCCTCAAGGCGTGGAAGACGGGCGGGAGCCGCCCAGGAGCCACCCCCCAACAGTGGGCCGTGGCGAGAGTCTACCGTTACACGTTGATCACAAAGGGCAAGGCGCCCAGGGCATGGTACGTGGGGCGCGCAGATCCGGATAACAACTTGAGATTACACAGATAGATATTTCAGCGCGCCTTGCGTGTCCTTGGCGTTCAGGAAGGCGCGCAGCCTCGCCATGCGCTCGCTCAAGTTCTTGGCCCCGGACGACTTGAGGTAATTGTGCCAGTAGGCTTCGGCCCAGTTGGCTTGATAACTGTAAACGACGGCATTGAACTTGGCGTCGTTTGCAATACGGACAGCCTTACGGGCGTTGCGGATGTACTCGCGCTGGACGGCGTTCATGGTGTTTTCAGGTTGATTTGACATTGGTGATGGGTCCTTGTGACCCTCTCAAGACGCGGATTTTCAAGAATCTTCCCGGCGCCCCGTGAAATATTCCTGAAGTTCCTTGGTCAATCTCAGACCCCGTCGGGTCAGACACGTCACTCCTGAATTTGAAATTGAAATATCCAGACACGGGTCAAAACTATTTTTGGTCAAAATTTCCCAACGTTCCTTGTACCGACGGTCCTCGAAGCGCCCGTGCCAATGGTGAAGTATAGTACCGGGAACATACGAAACCTTGAGGCCTTTACAGGCCCGTTGGTAATCTTCGAGGAGGGTCATATAATTGGCGTGAATGGTACCGGGTGCAGAGTCCTTCACGCGGCCGATCCACGCGAGTGCCATGTGACGATCACCGGATCCCATGATGGCCCAGTCGATGAGGCCGTTCATCTGCTCAAACGCCTTGCGCGTACACGCCCAGCCGTATCCAGGGTGCCAAAAGCCGTACCGGTCCGTTTTCGTGTACGGCGTTCCACTGTCCCGGTGCATGTACCCGAACCCCTTGTCAATCTTGATGGACTCCCCCGTGGGTCCGAGGTTCACAGCCGTCTGGAACATCTGGACGATATCATATGAGGACTGGAGCTCTGACAGAGTGTCCTGGACCCAATTTACGTTCAAAAATGTGAGATCCGCGTCGACCCACGCCATGTACTTCCAGTCTTCTGGAAACTCGGTGACCGCCAGGTTCACCAGATTCTCCTTTATCCATACGGGGTGTGTGGTTTGTAATTTCAAGTGGCGCCACACTGGCATCACGTCCGGGAGGGGGTCTGGTCCCAGAGCCTCTGAGACGACGATCCGGATACCTTGCGTCTTGACAATTCTGTTTACGAATTCGATGAAAAGGCTACGCCGGCGCTTAAAACCACAGAAATTGAAATAGGGCAAGACGACGTACAAAGGGTCTGGAGTCGACCGACAACACGGCATTCTATATTTAACCCATTTAATTATTTCGTCTCGTGCCGATCCATGAGAAAGTCGGCCGTATCAAGGAACATACACAGTTCCCATATCGATCCAATAGTAGGGCACCATGTGTTGGACTCGTCCCCAAAATGGATCGGGTGCCAATTTGGCAAAAATTTCGCCGTCACCAAGTTCTTCATGCAATCGTCGACGAACACGTGCGACTGAACCTTTGAAAAGTCCATGTAGGCCCGAGCCTCTGGCTTGAGCGGCGATTCCATGATATTGTCACCGGGGCAACGCAGATTTACCTGGTCACTTATCGCCCGGGCGACCCGACCACCCCAAACGCTCGGTGCGTTTGTGAAGAGGGTCACGTTCCAGCCCTTCTTTGTAAATTCTGAAATCTCCTTAGCCTCGAGTTGGAACTCTGTACCGTAAATGACCTCGGCCAAGTGATCCATGAGGCGTTTGTCGTACACTTTTTCGTTGAAATCGCTCGTGTCAATCTGAAAAGCCTTGGAGAGACCACGAGCCGTGTGACCGTGCGTCATGTACAGGACGCGGTTGACGTCGCGGGGGTTCTTGGCCTCTGGGAGCTTCGAGGCTACGTACTTTACACAATTGTCCTGGACGTGCGCGAGGAGGAGAGGAGATCTCAAAACCACACCGTCGATATCTAGTAGAAGCGACTTTATGGCCATCTTGTTATTCCAACAGGTTAATTCTCTATATAAAGGTGTGCCTTGTTGGATGTGTACAATGGCACTCAATGTCACCAAGCTGGTACCTCATGCAATTCTGCCTACGCGCGCAACCCCAGGTGCCGTTGGGTATGATCTTTTCAGCATTGACAATTACGTCGTACTCCCTGGCCGGCGCGTGGTCGTCTCGACCGGTATCACCGTCAATCTCCCGCCAGGAACTTATGGACGCATTGCACCTCGCAGCGGATTGGCCGTGAAGCACGGTCTGGACACTCTGGCGGGCGTCATCGACCCGGACTACACGGGCGAGGTCAAGGTGGTCCTGCAGAATCTGGACGTCAATCAGCCGTTCGTCATTCGTCCGGGGTACCGTATCGCTCAGCTGATTCTTGAGCAGTGCATCACGCCCGAGGTTGTCGAGGTACCGGGCGAATGCACGGGCCTCGTCACGGAGCGCGGCGCGGCGGGTTTCGGCTCGACTGGAATTTAAATCAATATAATAATTAATGGAGCCAATGAGTTACTGGCCGGTCGAACTTGCGCTTGACGCCAGTATACTCTATTTACTCGCAAACTCAAAAAACGTATATGAAATTGCGTTTCTTGTGATTGCGCTCGTCATACACGTGAAACGTCAATGGGAGTCCAGGCGTCTAATTAAAGAAGTTTCGGACAGGAAACCCAAGTTCTTTATTTTAACATTGCTTGTGGCCGCCGGCGGTGTTGTGTGGGCGACGCGAACGGCGGACTGGCCAGTGCCTGTAATTATAGCGGGTCTTGTTGGCATTCCGTATTTCTGGATAACCACGGAATTCGTAAAAGATTCTGGAAGATCATTCAAGCTTTTCGACCCTAAGATCGATTTTCCTCAAATGCTCGTGTCGGCCATATTTGCATGGATCGCTTTTCAGAACAAAAATCCAGTTTCTATTCTCTGGTTGACCGACTTTGTGTATCATATCCTCGAGGCGTCACTTACTTAGAAAACATAAGCTCTTTTTAGGTACGTTAGATGACCCATTTCCAAGCCGTCGCATGGGATGGTCAGGATCAGGACGACCAATTTACGATCAGAATTTTTGGTCGTGCCGAGGACGGCAGATCCGTCTCCCTCGGGACGAAATTTAATCCATACTGTTTTGTCAAAACGGACAAGGACTTGAAAGGATTCATCAAAAGCACTTTTTGGCGCAACCTCGTGTCGTGTGAGGTTCACCGCGGCAAGGATCTATGGGGGTTCCAAAATGGCGAGCTCTCCCGCTTTTTGAAGGTGACTTTCAAATCGCACAGGGCCCTCAGAAGTTTTGCGTATTGCGTGGACAACAACAAACACTCGGAACTCGCCGGGTGCCGGATGTACGAATCAAACATCGACCCAGTCCTGCGATTCATGCACGTGTCTGGATGTACATCGACCGGATGGATCGACCCTGGACTTTGTGAACCTGACGCCGAGTCGACGTGCCAGGTGAATCTGTGGGCGCCCAACTGGAGATTCATCACTCCTTTGGTCCGGGACGATTTTGCGCCTCTACGAATCATGTCGTTCGACATTGAGTGTTACTCGAGTACGGGAGCGTTTCCGGACCCCAAGAACCCTCATGACGTCGTGTTCCAGATTGGCATGACGACCAAGGAGTTTGGGAAAGAGGGATTTCTGGACCGCAAGTGCCTGTGTCTCAAAGAGACTGCCGGACCGGACGTGGAGTCTTTCGCGACTGAGAAGGAGCTCATCAAAGCATTTGAAAAGTACCTGATCAAAATCGATCCGGACATTATCACGGGGTGGAACATATTCGGTTTCGATTTAGAGTTTCTCATCGTACGAGCGACGATTCACTGCGGGCTGAGCCCCGTCTGGGGCCGCATCCGTGGGGAGGTGGCGGCGCTCGTGGAGAAGAATCTGAGTTCGAGCGCTCTGGGAAACAACGAGCTCAAGATGGTGCCCATGAAAGGCCGGTACGTTTTCGACCTGTTTCAGGATGTGAAGCGTGAGCACAAGCTGGAGAGCTACAGCCTCAACAACGTCTCCAAGTGGTTTTTGAAAGATCAAAAGAACGACATGCCGGTCAAGGAGATTTTCAGACGGTACAGGGATGGAGACGCGGCTGAGCTAGGCGAGGTGGCCGAGTACTGTATTCAGGATACGGTCCTGCCTCACAAACTCATGGAGAAGCTGTGCCAGATTCAGAACCAGGTGGAGATGGCCAAGGCGTGTTGGGTCCCCTTGGCGTTTCTGAGCGAGCGCGGTCAGCAAATCAAGGTGTTTTCACAAATGGCCAAGAAGGCCCGGGAGCTCAATTTCATCATTCCGACGTTCCGGAGGCCGAACGGTCCTGACGAAGGCAAGTACGAAGGTGCGACGGTCCTGGAAGCGCAGACGGGTGCGTATTACGGTCCAATCACAGCCCTGGATTTCGCGAGTCTGTACCCGAGCATAATGTGCGCCGAGAACCTATGTTATTCAACGCTGGTCATGAACGCCCGGTACGACAACTTGCCAGGAGTGACATACGAGCAGTTCGGGCCTCATCGGTTTGCGCAGACCTCGGGAGAGAAACCTATAGTTTCTCTCCTCCCCACGATCCTCATGGACCTCAAGGCGTTTCGTAAAAAGGCCAAGAAGCTCATGGCCCTCGCAGAAGGGACACCGATGGAGGCGGTTTACAACGGTCAGCAACTCGCCTACAAGATCAGTATGAACTCAATCTATGGGTTTACGGGAGCATCGAAGGGCATGCTTCCGTGCGTCGCCATCGCAAGTACAGTCACGATGCGAGGACGACAAATGATCGAGGAGACGAAGAATTACGTCGAGGCGAACTTTCCGGGTGCAAATGTGAGGTACGGGGACACGGACTCAGTGATGGTCGAGTTTGACGTGCAGGGCCGCAAGGGTCAAGAGGCGATCGACTACTCGTGGGAGCAGGGTGAACAGGCCGCAGAGCAATGTACGAAGCTCTTCAAGGCGCCCAATGATCTGGAGCTTGAGAAGGTTTATTGTCCTTACTTTTTGTACTCGAAGAAGCGCTACGCAGCCAAGATGTACGAGAAAAACAAGGTGGGCCAGATCGCCTTCAAGAAGATTGACGTCAAGGGCCTACAGGTTGTCCGTCGCGACAGCTGTCCATTTGTGAGGGAAACCCTAAAAAAGCTTCTGGAGATGGTTCTCGAGTCGAGCGATCCCACGCCCGTCATCACAGAGGCAAGGGAGGCCGCCAAGACCCTGATTCAAGGAAAGGTGCCTATAGAAAAGTTGCTGATGAGTAAGCAACTGGCGTCCGAGTACAAGGTGCCGATGCCTCATGTGACGGTCCGCGACAAGATCAGGGCACGAGCGCCAGGTTCAGAGCCTCAGCAAGGCGATCGCGTCCCTTTCGTGATCGTCAAGGGAGAAGGGAGAATGTACGAAAAGGCGGAGGACCCCGCGTGGGTCCGTGAGAAGAATGTACCGCTTGATTTCCAGTACTATTTCACGAACCAGTTCAAAAAGCCGGTACAAGATCTTCTTGAACCTCTCGTCAGTGCAGACTTGATTTTCGACAAGAAATTCATGGCCAAGACGGAGAGCACGACGGAGGTGGCGGCGCGAAAGGCGTTTCTGTCCATGTTTTCCAAAAAGGCTACATAAACGTTCAAGGCTCTGAAAAGACAAGTCAAAATGGAGCAGCAGATTCTCCAACTCATAGAGGAGGAGGTATCACGCCGGGTCGGGCTCCGGATATCGGTCATGTTGGATTTCATAGCCAAAACGTATCAGTTGCCTATAGAGCAACTTGTGAAAGACACGTCGGCTATAGAGTGTGTATTTTGTAAAGGAATTCTGAAAAGCAAGAAGCGATGTCTCAAGCAACCACTCGAAAATGGGTACTGTGGGTTTCACCAGTGTCAGGTTCCCAAGCCGCAACCTAAACTCGTCGAAAGGGTCAAGGCGCCTTGGGAAGTTTAGTTAGAGATTTGAGAGCTCTAAAAAGCAATGAGCAAGTCGGAGTTGCTACTGACGAGCCTCTCTAAATTTTTTGATGTACCAGAGAATCGTGAGAAACTTCACGATATTCTGGGACACCGCAGGGGCATCTCCCTACGCAAACTCGAGTGGTTCGTGACGAATTACGCCAAGGCGAACCACGTGACGTACACCACGCCGACCGGCAAGATGTTCACTGTCCACGTAGCCTACAAGTCGAGCCTGGATGGGTACAGTAAGAAACTGTTCGACCCCTTTTGTCGAACGGAACGCGTCGAGTTCCATGGGTTCACGACGACGTGCGCACAGCTCAACTTTCTGAAATGGTGTATCCAAAATGGCATAATAGAATACCTTGAGAAGGTCCCATCTATTAAACATAAGGAAGACGAGCAAACCCCCCCTGAAACTCAAGAAGAGTGTAACCATAGTAAAACAAATACAGATTGTATCCCTGGGAAATTTGCGTTGCATAGCTCGGGTTGAAAACCAATGTCAGCGTCGTGGTCTGCGAATTTAACTTTGAAAAATTGAGGTAGCCTCCCTGATTATATTCACGGGGGGTGAGACCAAACGAATAACTATAGATGCTCTTTGAAGGGATGGAAAGTCCATGCTCCAAAGGTTGTTTGAACGTGTAGTACAACGACCCTTGGAACGTGCTCAGAATATCAACATTGTTAAGTGTAATTTTAGCAGTATCAATAACGTCGACATAGTTGGAGACGCCCGACGGGAAGTTGAGCTGAACACCCGTCTGAATGTACTGGGTCGTGTAACCGTAATTGTAACGCGAATCTGAATAAAGACCTGATGAAACATCTTCGTAATTCTTGTTCCTAAAGAACCACGCGAGTGTTTGGACAGGGAAGGATGCCGTGAGCTGAAGCTGAGGATTTCCGGCCGAGAATGTGAGGGTAGACTCTCTCTTGACGCGATTCACAATGTACTTGAGGGGTGTGTTTGTGTAGTACAGCTTTTCCGCATTTTCAAGCAGAATTTCTTCAGTCACGAGTTTGGGAAGCACCAAGTCGGTCGTATGGGGCGCGGCTACGTTGCACCACCACGTGTTTGGCTGGAAGGTGAAGCGCACGTAGAGCCGCTGATTCCACATTGCGCAGAGAGGGAAGTAAGGGCGACGGAGGCGCTCATCGTCTTGGTCGTTATGAGACTTGCGTCGGCAAAAAAAGAACTCGAGGGGGATGATATAGTCCGTCGCGACCTGTGAGTTGATGTTTGAGCCACCGACAGCCTGAAACATACCAGTCTGTTCATCGGCATCCAGAAATATCTGATCACGAATAATGTACCAGTCGTCGTAGAGGGTCTCGATGACAGTCTCGTTGACGAGGAGATCCACTTGCTTTATCAGAGCGCGGCCAAGCTGAGCAGAATACTGCGAGCCTGGGGGCAAGGCGGGCATCGTCACCTTGAGATACATGTTCGACAAGAGGTGGCCAAGCTCTGTAGGTAAGAGCTCCAACTGAATCGTCTGATTATGATAGGAAGGATTGGGCGGCGGGAGGGGGATGACGCGCTGATACATCACAGAGTTTGTATATCTCTTGAAATCTGGGTTCCACTGTGACTTTGTGAAATCTTCAAGAAGAAGATGATCTTCCTGTGGCCCGATGGCGTTGAGAGCCAAAACAGACGCCGAGCTGAACCCGCGGCCTTTCACGTCTTCAAAAGGGCCCGTTTCGAGAGCCTCGTATTTGAAGCCGGTGTTCAAGTCTCTGAGCTGAAAAGATGATGCGCCGCCCCGTACGCTTTCGTTTATTTCTATGTTAAATTTCTGCGTCGACGCGCCCGTTTCAAAATTCGTAAACTTGGCGGGGACAAAGGTGCTCAAGAACCCTGGTTCCTTGACGAGACCTGTACTGTTGATTGGTCTAACTGTGTTTTCCGGTACAGTACCATCCAGGGGCTCTAGAATTGCAAACCCAATCACCTGAAAATAAGTGTCGCCAGCCGATGTGAATTTGCCCTGTGAAAAGGTTTTAGGGGCGGTCACGTATCGCGACTCGTCGGTATACGAAACGACCCTAAACTTGGGCTGAAGTCCTGTGAGGTTTTCCACGGTCCATCCAGGTCCGAAGCCGCTCGGCGGCGGATCTGTAAAGTTGAACTGAAGAACATTCCGAGTGACGGTATAGTTGCCGTTTATAGGTCCCTGCCGTTTCATAGCCGTGTAATCAATCTGACTAGGTGGATAAAGAATAGCACCCGTGACGGCCTGGTAAGGTGCGATGGACTGTTCCGTATCCGACTGAATCCTGAACGACCAAATATAAGGTTCAGAAGTAGTCGCTGAAATTGGAGCCGTTCGTGAACCCATGTCCAAGTTGAAGTCGGCACCTTCGGGCATTACTGCGAGTTGGCCACTCATACCCGTCATTCCAGACACCGTCCAGCCTTCTTTGATGTACTCTCGCTTCTGGTTGAGTGTTGTGGCGTAAAATGTCACATAGTCACCACCTGAAAGTAAATAGAATCCGTTAACTTCTATCGGGGACAAAACTACATTCACGCCTTGGACAGGGGCGGCGGTCGGCGGCTCAACGGGAGGAGGAGGCTCTACGTCATTTTTAAACAAGTTCACAATTTCCTTTTGAATTTTGCGTTCAAAATTGAGAACATCTTCAAAAGCTTTGGGGACCTGATTTTTGAAAAATTTGAGCACCGGCGCCTGTACTTTGCGTTCGAGGTCAAGCACCTGCTCGGCCATCTCTAGATTTCACGTAGGTTATTTTTCCACATCTGTACCACAGTCAGGGCCTTCAGATGCGCGTGCTCTTGGCGTTTGGCTGTACAGAGCGCTTCGAGCTTCGCCACCTCCTCCTTTGTGTACTGATACGTCTTGATATCCATGAGCTTCGACCACAGCGTCTCGTCGTACTTTTCACGCCGAAGCTGGGTGTGAATCTGTTCCAATGGAACATTGAAGACGTGGAGACGTGGGGTCACCGCCACGTCGCGAATAAACCTAGCCTTTTCAGACAGCCAATTCACCTCCGCCTCGAGCTGTTTGAGCTGCCACGCCTTGCGCTTCTTGTACGTCCCTATCCGAACCTCCAGATAGTCCACGATGATCTCCTCCGGGCTATTGTACTTTTTGACCGCTCCGTTAGGTCCAATTAAGTGCATATTGGAGGTGTGAATCGTCTTGGTCAGGCCCAGCTCCCGGCCGACGTCTTTCAGACCGTCGGCCCCCCAAATTCGAAAGTCGGGGGTGGTTTCCGTGGAGTGATTTTCGAACTTCTGAATAGTGCCCTTCTCCACGAGGGCGTCCAGGTGCTCTTTGAAATCCTGAATCCACATACCCGGAGGGAGCTCCGTCACGTGAAGCTGTGACCCCTCCTTTGCCACGACGCCCTCAAGAACCCATGTGTGATCCTTCGTCTTGGTCACCTTGCCCTTGAACCCCTTGAAGTGCGGAACCATCGGAGCCATCGCCACCTGATCGAGTGCACACTGGATATTGTGCTTGATGATTTCGATGTCGTACGGTGGCACGTAGCAGCTGAATCCGGTACCGATACCTTCCGCGCCGTTCACCAGAATCATCGGCACAATCGGGGCGTAAAACTCCGGCTCCACCTGCTGACCGTCATCCATCACGTATTTCAAAACAGAATTGTCATATGGATCGAAGATCTTGCGCGTCTGTGGACTCAACCGCGTGAAGATGTAACGGGAGCTGGCCGCATCCTTGCCACCCGCCAGCCGCGTCCCAAACTGTCCAGAGGGCTCGAGGAGGTTGAGGTTGTTGGCGCCCATGAAATTCTGAGCCAAATTCACAATCGTGCCCTGTAGACTCGCCTCGCCGTGGTGATACGCCGTCTGCTCCGCGATGTATCCAGCCAACTGCGCCACCTTCATGTCCGTCGTCAGGTTCTTCTTGAGACAGGCGTAGATGACCTTGCGCTGCGACGGTTTCAAACCGTCCACCACGTGAGGAATCGAACGCTTGATGTCCTCTGCGCTAAAGTTTGCCAAGTCGCGATGCACAAACTCCGTGACGGGAAGGGACTTGATGTGCCCATATGGAATTCCCGCGGGAGGGGCCGCCATGTGATTTGTCAGCCATCCCTTGCGGTCGTCGGCTTGGGCTTTGGAGAAGGCCAAGGTCATGGATTCATTCATGTGCGGGTCCGCGCCGAAAGCGACCGTCAGTTGCTCAATCTTCTGAAAGTACTCTTTGGCTTCGGCCGACGTGGAGGTGCCCAGACCCTTGTAGTATTTCACGGAAGTTCCCGAAGGGAACTTGCTGGCCCCCTGAGCCGTCCTGAACTCCTCCTCCGTAAAGTACCAGACGCGCCCCGCCTTGATGACGGGCGTGACCATCGACACGACGAACCCGAGCTCGATCAGTTTCGGCCAATACACGTGGAACATGTTGAGGACCAGGCCCTTGATGTGCGATCCGTCGAGATCCGCGTCGGTCATAATCATCAGACGACCGTACCGCAATTCTCTCACTGAATTATAGACCTTGCCATGTTGGAGCCCGAGGATCTTTTTGAGGTTGGAAAATTCTTCGTTTTCGGTCACCTGCTTCACCGTCGCATCCCGCACATTGCGCGGCTTTCCCCGGAGTGGAAACACGCCGAACGCGTTGCGGCCTACAACGCTCAGACCAGCAATGGCAAGGGCTTTCGCCGAGTCGCCCTCGGTGATAATAAGCGTACAATCGTGAGACTTGTGAGTGCCGGCCCAGTTGGCGTCGTCAAGCTTGGGGATTCCCGTGATCCTGCTTTTCTTAGAGCCGTCGGTTTTCTTCAGTTCCTTGGTCACCAAGATGCTCCCCTTTGAAATGAGATCATCCAGAACCCCAGAAGCCAAGATGTCCTTTATGAATTTTGGTTTTAAATCTATCACTTCTGTGATTTTTGAAGTGCACTCGGCCTTTTCCTGACTGCTAAATGTGGGGTTGATCACTACGACCCTGACGAACACAAACAGGGACGCTTTGATTTGCGCGGGTTTGAGGGTCATACACCGCTTATCCTTTGATATCTCGTCTACCAGTGCCTTGACCACCTTGTCAACGTGCGATCCTCCCTTGGTCGTACAGATGCCATTGACCCATGAACATTGCTGAAACGCCCCACTCGTTGAGTGGGCTACGATGATGTCGAATGAGTCGGTGTGCATCTTGGCCAGAGGCAAGTCACCGGTGTGCATCCGAGCATACTCCTCCAGGCTCGGAACCTTGAGCAATTCCTTGTTGAAATAGACCTGAGCCTTTGAGCACCACATGGCCGTGTCCCATGCGCGTTTCTCCGCGAGCTTCTCAAAGTCGCCCGGACCCCCGAAGCGCTTCAAGTCTGGATAGAAAGTGATGGACACATACGGACAGATCTTGTCTGTCGAGGTGACGATTGTTGGCGGCTCAACCTTGCTCATATTGTTGGTCCAAGTTTGCATGTAGATCTTCTTACCGTCACTAATTTTGATATTAAATTTCGAACTGAATACGTTCGCCAACTTGGCGCCGTAGCCGTTGCGACCGCCCGTCACGCGCTGCTCCTCGTCATTATAGTTGGAGCTCGTCAAAAGGTGCCCAAAGATGAGCTCCGGGATCCAAATAGGCTTACCGTCGGTGCCCTTCTCAGTCTCGTGTTTCTTGATTGGGATAGATACGCCGTAGTTTCGAACGAAAACAAAGTCCTTACCGGTAACAACCTCAATCTTGGAAACCTTCTTGGGGTGTGTGCTGTGAGCGTCTATAGCATTTACAAGGACCTCATCGAAGATTTTCACCAGCGCAGGTGAAGCAGAAAGCTCAGAAAGCTTGAAACGCTCCCCATCTCGAATCCAATAGGAGGAAGACTCGGGAGGGAGGGATCCGACATAAGTGTCGGGGCGTTTGAGGATATGTTCCACATGTGTGAGCCGTTCATAGCTCATATTAACTTATTAGGAATTGTCGCCTTTAGGTCAGTGTGTGGCACAAGACCCTAATTTTTGCGAACTACCACCAGGTCTAAAGTGACGCAATCCTAAAACGTAGTGTGACACCCAATTTGATATTATGTCAATTTGTCTTCCATAACTTTAGAATATATAGTGTTCTTCCCCCCCTTTGACTTTTCTGGAAACTTGAAAATCTACCGGGTCTAAAGTGACGCAATCCTAAAACGTAGTGTGACACCCAATTTGATATTATGTCAATTCGTCTTCCATAACTTTAGAATATATAGTGTTCCCCTTTGACATTTCTGGAAACTTAAAAATACCAGGATGAATTATAGATAGATATGAGATCGTGTGAAGTCGCATGGTGTTCCGAGCCCGAGTGTGCACCATCAGGCCGGTGCCGGGTACACATGGAGGACATACCCGATGGAGACCCGAGACTCGGACCCCTTCTGACCTTCTGTCCCAAAACAATAACTTTTCCCCAGGCCATGGAGGGGTCGGGAAGGTTTTTTTTCTTGGAGCATAGTAGAGATGGTCGCTTCTGTCAAGTGTCCGAGCTGCTTCCAGGAGTTCACGGACCCGAAGTTTCTGTCGAGGGCTCAGGCGAAGCTGGACCGTCACAAGGGGCGCAAGAACCCATGCGACTCACGGGTCCCATTCAAGTTTGAGCGGGATATTGAGTACGTTCCACCTAACATTGGGTCGTTGGACTTGACTGAGCTCGTGGAGTCTCTCAATGAGCATATTCGATTCCGTCACGTCGCCAGTCACATCTTCAACCAGCTGAATGATCTGAACAGGTTCGCAGCCTGGCCCAATGTGGCGACTCCCGAAGTTTATTACATGGAGGATGGTGAGGCCGTCAGGGCGACGCCGAGCGACTTTGTTCTCGTCTACTGGAATCGAGTCATGCAGGACCAGGTGGCTCCCCTGCTCAAGGAGTCGTGGCCTCGGTTCGAAAAGTACTGTACGTGGGTTCGGGACCATAACCCGGCCTGCCGCGACTTCCTCGAGGCTAAAACGTTCACACAGGCCGTCCTCAACAGCTTTCTCCAGTCTGAAATGTTCAGGGACATGCGGACGTCCATCAGTTCACATTTGAAAGAGGTTCCGAGGACCTTGCGATCTGAAATCCGTTTCAATATGGGTAGTGGGGCAAAAGACCTTGGGGCGGTCTTCGAGGCCAAGTGTAACGCGTGGAATTGCGGGAGGCCATTGAAGGAGCGTGGTGCATGTAAATTTCACCTCGTGCAAATGAAACCAGGTGACGTCCTGAAACCCCAAGGAGAACGCGTCGAGATACCCGCGGAATGGATGGCACCTACCAAACCAAATGCCGAGTTTGAGCAGTTCATGAACCGAAATCAAAGTTCTGGACTCTAACCTTTCCGCGTCGCGAGGAGGTACCACGTCACAGCGGCTGCGACCACCGTCCACCCCACCAGATGATCTACGCGATTCATGAGCTGAATCTGTTCGTCGGCCATCTTGTGGAATTCATCCTTGTAGCCCTGGGGCTTGAAGGGAAGCCAGAACATACGGCCAAAGGGTACGATGGTCGGATCGAGTTTGTCACGGCACGCATACGCGTAATCGTACCACGAAAGGGCGATGTACGGGAACCAAAGCAGGAACGCGAGGACCCAGAGATTCTTGTGGGGGGCAAACCAATAACCCGCAGCAAGAAGCAAGCTGAAAACAACACACTTTAAGTTGAACGAGAATGGACGTCCTGGAAATATACCACCGACCATATCTTATGTTTATTTACGATTTAAAATTAAGAACAAAATTATAATCAAGAGCAGGGCGATCCCCACCTGTTCAATTTTGAAATCAAATTGAGGGGGTGGTGACGCGGCCACCACGTTAGCCAATGCGTCCTCATATGAAAACTCGGGTTTACCTAGTTGTCTGTTGACTATATTATGAACGTCGACCGACCACTTGAAAAAGTCGCCCGCCTCTGGGACTGGATTCTCGACTAGAACCTGCTCAAAGTGTTCACGGCACGACAAACATGGTATCACATACACATACCCCTCTACAAATTCAGAAAGGGCTTTATAGTCTTGACATCCTAGACAGGCTATGTGAAGCGTCATCCAAAAATGGGGCCCCCACTTGGAAGGTGGGATCTTCATATCTGATTCTTACTGAGAATTTTTTGAGACGACGAAGACTCCTATTCCGTTCCAAAATTCACGCTGAGCAATAGGCATGGGTGTGTGCTGACCGTCGGGTGTGTACATGATCTCGAACTTCTCGATTATATTGGCACCCACCGCCTCGAGACCATCAAATGTCCCCTTGCGGACATGGGGCGCGTTCCAGTCGTCGACTATGATGATCGCATGGTCGGCGAGTGCTGGCCACATATGGGCGATGCCCTTGTGTTGGCTAATCTCCTCATGACACCCGTCATATAGGTAAATATCAATATGGTTTTTTAGTTTGGAAATATCAAATGAAAATACATCCTCCTCAAAAATAGTCAAGCGATCCCCAAATCCAAAATACTTGACGTGATGATCAAACTCATCTTTGGGGCCGCCAAAAAGGGCCCAATTCTCAATGACGGTTCCATTACACTTGGGATTGCCGTGTATGGACGAACACAGAGTGGATCCCTTCCACGCACCAACCTCGAGGTATTCTGTTTGCCGGTCGGCGAATTCTAGAGAGCACAATTCGTTGTAAAATACGCGCGTCTTGTAACCTGACATTCCCTCGAGAGAAAACACGGTATCTGGTAGCCGCGTTTTCCATGTGTTGGCTCTATTGAAACACTTGATGACGTGCTTAACGAGGTCCGTCATTGTTAGGATATGAACTAATTCTCTTAAGCCTCCTCAACCGCCGGAACCTCTGGCTCAGCCTCCTCAACCACCGGAACCTCTGGCTCAGCCTCCTCAACCGCCGGAACCTCTGGCTCAGCCTCCTCAACCGCCGGAACCTCTGGCTCAGCCTCCTCGTCAACCACCTGAACCTCGGGTTCAGCCTCCTCGTCAACCACCTGAACCTCTGGCTCGGCCTCGACAGGCGCTGGGGCCGCCACGGGCTCCGCGCCACCCACCTTCACCCACGCGGTGGGGCACGTTGAACGGATAGGGCACTTCTGTGAAATGTTGGCGCTGATAAAGCGGGACCCACCAGAAGTCAAGAAACCGTCAGCCGTGAACTTCCAGTTGGCCGGTCTGGGAAGGGAGTAAACATAGTTTCCTGCGGTGAATACGTCGACCAGGCCATCGGGTCCCTCCGTGAAATCACTGCCATTCGTCTCGGTGAGCACAACCCGCTTACCAGAAATAGTCCAAAAAAGGCCTGACACTGGATCCTGAATACGGAAAGCCATTTAGTATTATCAGAGATTAGATTTTTAAGTGCGTCTCGCGAGTGAGTATGAACCACTGGGCTGTCGCACGAGCTTATGGGTCCGGCGCGCCTCGTAATTGACAATCTCTTTGATCATCTTCTTGATACGGGCTTGGTTACTCGCCAGAACAGCCGCATTATACCCCTGTAAGGTTGCGACCGTGCGCTTCGCCCGATTGCGGAGGCGCATGAGGGACGCCGATGTTTTTGGGGACTTGTGACTGCCTGACGAAGGGCTCGTACGCTTCTTGTAGTGGCGGACGGCCCGGCCTGCGTTGGTGCGCATCCATGTGCTAAAATTCAAGCCCGATACGGAAGGGCGGCGGGGTGACATCTTACTAGAAGGGCGCAAAAAAAACGTGTTTTGTACGGGGCAGGGTTTACAGGCGCCCTAGTCCTATCACCCAAAACAAACCATGGATCTTAACAAGCTCCGCCCGACCTACAGCCAGTGGCGCGCACCCCTCGCCTCCGCAGCAGAAGGACGGGCACGAGGGGTGACCCCTCCCTCGGCTTCGGCCGCAAAGCAACTCGCGCAGCCCCCCAAGGGCAAGGGTGGCCCTATGTGGCAAAAGTTTTACGAGGACGCGGTGGCAAGGGGTCACCCCCTCCCTGAGAAGCTGGCCGACACGCTCCTGCGGTCCAGGGAGCACGCCCTAGAACTTGAAGCTAAGCGGCACAAGGCCCAGGTCACCACACACGCGCCCAAGCCGAGCGAGACGGTAGCGGTCGCCAAGGGGGCGGTGAAGAAGGCGGGCAAGCCGGTGCTGCACGATGCGCTCCGCTGCAAGGCTCTGACACTAGAGGGGCGGCGGTGCGGGTTCAAGTCAACATGCGGGGAGTTTTGCAAGAAGCACGCAGTCGCAGAAAAAATGTGAGCCAAGTGTAACGAATGGAAGATTTCAACTGGAACTATGTCCTTGCCGCCCTAGTCATCAACTTTCTGCTCGTCTATATCGTCCCCCGTCTGATAAAGAAGCCAACAGGTATGAAGGTTCTGGACGATACGGTTCTTTACCTCAACTCTACGAAGAGCTTCTTGCTCTCGAGCTCCATAGTGATTGCTCTCGTGGTGTACGGATCTCACTACTGGGTTGCTTCAGCAGCGGACACTACGAGCACAGGACCATCGAGCCCTAAATTTTAATATTTAGAATTTATAAATGAATCGCGCACTTAATGCGGCTGTGAATAACACGGTCAAGGCTAATAACCAGATGGTGGCGGCTGCCAATCAGGCGGCTATGGGCAACGCGGGCAACGCCAGCCGCATGGCCAACGCCGCGGCCAACAGTGCCATGACTGCCAACAACCAGTTTCGCACAGCAGCCAACCAGGCCAAGACCCTTGGTCTGAACAACGTGTCTAAGAATCTGAACGCCGCGGCCAACGCCGTGAAGAAGGCTCAGATTATCAAGGCGCTGAAGAGCGCCGCCAACGCCATCAAGGCTATGGCGCCCAGGGGCATGATCGTCACTGCTGGAACTCCGGGCAACATTTCAGGGTCTGCATAAGCTCTCGCGTATGTGAATGGTCCCACGTGGTCACCTTTTTGTCGTAGCAGTCCCGGAGACACTGCTGAAGCTCATCACCCGACGGAAACCCCCAGTTCTGTTCGGCCGTGAATAGAAAATCATTAAATCCAATAGGGCCCGTTGTACAAGGCACGACCCACGGCGTGTTCACGTACTCCTTCAGGCCACCAAAATCCGTGATGATAACTGGCTTGTCACGGAGAGCCGCCTCAACAGCCCCCATTCCGACACCCTCGGAGTGTGAGCAATTGATATAACAGTGACCCTGGTCATGAACCTTTTCGAGATCCTCATCTGACAAGAGGCCATTGATGACTGTGACGCCCGGAACGCGCCACGTCACCTCCTGTATACACGTCGCCTTGAGCACGAGGTGCGCCGCATCCTTGAATTCACAACGCAAATAGGCGTCGATGAGGCCTCTGATATTCTTGCGAGGATCCATGATATTGCCGATCGTATAGAATATATAGGGCCCCGAAAAAGCTCTCGGCACGGATGGGGTACCGTCGGCATACAGGTGAAGGATCTTCCAATTCACGTCTGGAAATTGTTTTTCAAAAACCTTCTTACAGAAATCAGACGCCACGTACAAAGTGCCGTACTTGGCCAACTTTCCGTAAGCGGGATTGACCGGCTCGGTTTCACAAATAGTCATGTACATTACAGAATCGCACCGGGTTGCGTACTGATCAACCATAGTGATGTGTTCATCGGTCGGTAGGACGAACGCGAACCCTTTGTCGTACTGCGCCTTCTTGGGCTGCTGGCCAAACTCGACGTACTCGGCGTCGTGCCCTTTTTCACGGAGCAGCTCCGCATAGCGGTTCGTAACCTGACCGATGCCTGCCAGGAGCCTAGGGCCGATGAACAGCCACGAAGGTTTCATTTACAATCACCGGCGACCATACGTTTAACTAGTTCGCGGAACGAAATCTTTGGACGCCATCCCAGCTGGTCTTGGGCCTTGCGCGCGTCACCGATGAGCACATCAACTTCGGCCGGTCGGTAAAACTCTGGGTTCACCTTGATGATCACTTGTCCAGTTGCCGCGTCTAGGCACACCTCATCGGCGCCCGTACCAGCCCATCGGGTCTTGACGCCTAGCTCATCACAGGCGAAAACAACAAACTCACGGATGCTGTGCGTCTGACCCATCGCAATCACAAAGTCTTCGGGAGCGTTCTGCTGAAGCATGAGCCACATGGCCTCGACGTAATCCTGTGCGTGACCCCAGTCGCGCTTGGCATCCATATTACCGAGCTCGATCACCTTGCCAGACTTTCGCCACTCCGCCAGACCGAGCGTAATCTTGCGCGTCACAAACTCCGAGCCCCGGCGCTCCGACTCGTGGTTGAACAGGATACCGGTACAGGCGAACAGGTCATATGACTCGCGATAGTTTTTGGTCATCCAGTATCCAAAAAGCTTGGATACACCGTATGGACTCCGGGGATAAAATGGGGTCCCCTCATTCTGGACAGGCGCTTGTACCTTCCCAAACATTTCACTCGTGCCCGCTTGGTAGAATTTGAATTTTGATCCCAAATTGGACTGACGAATTGCCTCCAGAATTCGAAGGGTGCCCATGGCATCGACGTTCGCCGTGTACTCTGGCTGGTCAAAAGAGAGCTTCACATGAGACTGCGCCCCGAGGTTATAAACCTCGATAGTATCGTACGTGGACCCAAGATTACATATGATCGAGTTGATTCTGGCCGTGTCTGTCAGGTCGCCCTCAAGGAGTCTGAATTCTGGATGCGTTTTCAGGTGTTCGATACGCGCGTGCTTTCTCTCAGAACAATACCGAGCTAGACCATACACTGAATAGTCTTTTTCGAGTAAAAATTCCGCCAGGTAGCTTCCATCCTGGCCAGTCACGCCTGTGATAAGCGCCGCCTTCATGATGTAATACTAGAGAACATCTTCCTTATTTGATGTGTCAAAATAGCAACCCGTAATTCAAGTGGATTTTTGTACAAAATTGTCAAAAGGATTTCACGGGCCCGTCTGTTCAGGGGCACCACTGGAAACCACGAGGCCAGCCAGGGTATCCAGCTGTCCATCTGATTTTTGTTATGAAAATAGTTTCTCCGGAATTACAAGAGATGAGCTTCATGTATGTACTGGCCATGACGGCCGCCGAGCTCGTGGGAAACGCCCACCTGAAGTGGTTCGCCGATGAAGGCAAGCATCACAACCTCATGTTCGGTATATTGGCGTGGATGGCGGTTCTGTTCTTTCTGATAAAGACGCTGGCCAGTGCCAGCATGATGTGGACATGTATTATGTGGGAAGCGATGATTGTGATTGGTGGAGCAATCACAGCCTGGCTGGTTTTTGGTGAGAAATTCACACACTGGATTCAGTGGCTCGGGCTCCTGTTCGCCGTCGCTGCCGCCCTGTGCATAAATTACAAATGCGGCGACAAATAAACGTTTGAGAGTCTGATAGTACAATGGGAACCCTGTCCGAGTTTGAGCGTCACGTGTTCCGTCGGCTCGACAGTTTGGAGGCTGAATTGTTCGAGCTTCGAGAAGTGACGTGGCCGGTGTGTCAGGGACTGATCGAAGAGCGGTCAGGGTCTTTTCAAGCTATGAACGCCAAGCGGCGTTTTTTCAAGTTTATACACGTCGATGACATTATGAAGCTCCTCAAGGCCAAGGCGCGATTTATGCGAAATTCCCAAGATTTAGTCTACGAAGAACTTCGACAGGTGCGGGTAGAGGTACCTCGGGTGGGCGAGGTATGAGCTGCGTCTGTCCATCTGTATGCGTACCAGACTCTATCATTTCTCGTAAAAGATCAGGTGTCCAATGGGCTATATGTGCATCTTTCGCATGAGCATATGTCTGGAATTTTTGCCAAATGTGCATAGGTGTCCCGAAGCTACTCAGGTGCCACCCGGCTGTACGGAATGACGGAAACTTCCAGCGTGCGTCCCGAAGATGATTCGGTCCTACCCGCTTGAAGAGTTCACAGTTGGTGATGACCGTGCCAAACCACGGCTCACCCGTGAACAGGTAATCCATCGAGTACTCGAACATCCACATATGCACAGCTGTGATGAGGTGGGGGAGCTTTTCGAATGGAACCAGTTTCATGTCTGGAATTTCATCCACATCACTGATCATCACAATCGCTTCATCTGGCACATCCGCGAGGCCTCGCAGGACGCACTCGCGCTGATATTTTTCTCGTGCCCATGGGTTCTCATCTTTGGGCGCCTCGTCCGCCTTGACGATGACGTGCTCAATCTTATGTATCCATTTAGCGTAACGCTCTTTATTGTTTTCAAAATACAGCTCTTTGGGTCCACCCACGTGGTTCACCTCGGCCTCGACGAGTACGAAACGGTCAACGTACTTGTCGAGGCACTCGAGTCTAAGTTCGAGCACATCGAATTCATTGTAGAACATGAATGTATCCACTAACATTTATAACTGAAGTACATTTTTCCCTTATCTTCGAATCTCTTAAGAATCTTGAGGTTGTTCGTCACATGTCCACCGTCACCCGCAACGTTGTGAAGCGCGTCAGCCCCGAAACCGTACTGGTACTGATTGAGCTGTCCAATATTACACTCGGGGACGAACACCGTCTTGCGCTTGATGCCGTGCTTTTCGAACAAGTTACATAGAATCATGTCATCGTGCCATGTCACATCCAGAAGTTCCTTGAACTCGGGAAGGATCTTCTGAAGCCACGCCACCTTGACGATGATCGAGCCGTAGCCCTCGAGGACGTCCACGGGCACCCCATGTTGGCGTGGAAATTTACCTTCAAAATAAGTTTCAAAATTGAAACCGCTCAGACCCCAAGCACTCTTCGTGTCGGTGCGGTGCCACTTCAGAAGGTTCGTGAGCAATTTAGGGTCGTAACACGTGTCATCATCGACGTAAACTATGAGATCCTCGGGGTCAAGCAGTGACACGGGGCCCATAAACTTTGTTCCCGGTCCGAGATCTTCACAGTCCCGATTAATCTTCAATTTTGGTCCAAAATTAGAAAGGTCTGGAAGTTGGCCGTCCCAGTCTGGAAAGCGATTGTACTTGCGGGGAATGTTGAGCCAAACTTCGTGACACGTTTGATTCACCAAACTTTGGAGAACCATAGGGAGGTTTGAGAACCGACTTGGGATGCTCGTAAGACTAATCGCGACGCGCGGATTTTTCGTCCACGAAGGATTAACGTACCAATCATCCACGTGGACAGAATGGGCCACCTTGTACCCGTGCGACTCTAAAAGCTGCCTGATAAGAGATCTTTTTGGTTCCTCATAATTGTGTTCTATCGTCATACACTTGAAAGTGTACTTGGCGAAAGGAAAAACCTTCAAGACTTCAAATTCAGAGCCTTCTATATCGAGATTGAGGTATTCGATTCGAGGAGGTGCTTTACACTCCTCGAGTATACTCTCCAAAGTCCGCGTCTTGAACTTGTGTTTTTGGATAGTAGTAGTTTTATACAATCTATCTTTGTGAATACCTAATTCAGAGTTGACACCTGAACATCCAGGGTCTTCAATTGAATAGTCGAATTCAATTTCTGTATCATTAGACGAGTACACACACGCTTTGACGACTTGGGCCGTACGTGTTTCAAAATTTTTAGGGAAAGGATCTATACATATCCCTTTCCACCCGTTGATGTCGAGGATTTTAGTATTACTAATTTCAATACCATCGTGACATCCCACATCTACGTAAAACCCTGGCGTCGTGTTTAAAGATAGAACCCAATGATCGGCTCCAAACTGGCTCATATGATTTTATAAACGTCTATTTTTTAACTTAAGAGTGAGTTTACTACTTCAACGTGAGCATATACAGAGTCGAGCGAATCAGGGCCACAATTTCATCCTGAATGTTCTTCAGGTAGGTGTCACCGCGGGGAAGGCGGATCGCCCTGACGCGCATCAGAAGGCTCTTGAAGTAGGCGCGAGCCTTGGTCGGGTCCTTCATGAACCGCTTGTTCAGACTGACGCGTTTGAGGCGGCCGTACTTTCCCATGTACGCCTCGGCCCACGAGTCGAGCAGGGGAATGATGCCCTCGTAATACGCCTGAAGCGCCTTGTGCTCCGCGAAGGAGCTGGTCGTGAGGTGGAAGGCGTGAGCCTGTGTACGGGAGTTCATGAGGAGACCCACGTAGCGGTTCGCCATCTTATCATTTCCATATATTTATTTCTGATTCAATATTAGGATGGTCTTTACAGAGACGATTTTCCCACCAGGGAAGGTTTTGTACAAGGGCCTCGAGGGCATTCCGTGTCAGGTGCTCCTGCGCGACACGCGGTTCTTCTATCTCACAGAGAGTTTACCCACTGCAAAAAACTATGGAAACCTGTGTAGCTTCAAGGTGAAAAAGACTCTGCGTCTGTTTGACTTGACGCACAAAAACGTCGAGACGCTCATGAAGAGCAAATATCCTATATCGAGTGATACAAAGGGCCTCTTGCGCATCGTCTTGGGTACAGGTATCACGATCGGTGAGCAGGTTGTGGCCGTTCGTGAACTTCTCGGCAAAAACGCAGGGAAACTTCCCAAGAACACAAACACCCGCAGGGGTCAGCGCCTCAGCTACAAGGAGCTGAACAAAAAGGCGTTCGGTGCCCTTGCTCGCGAGTTTCTGATTCCAGAAGGGTACGATGGGTACTACGCACCTTCTAAAAAGTCGGTGTTTCATGGAGGCACATTTCATCATGAAATTATGTTGAACAATGCGTATCAGAAGATTGAGAGGCTGCGTGGACCTGCGCCAGTCATTTCTGGAAAGTCATTCTCTTCAGCACTTCCGCGCATATTCATGGATTATTGTAAAAAGACGACCCGCCTTGTAAGACCGTACGGCGGCGGAATGACCATATTCTGTACCGGAGGCATGGGCGTCCGTCTGTACCTCATGGCTCTCGGGAAGGATCTCCCTCCTAAAATTCGACGTACAAACGATTTTGATTTCACGTTCGCCGTTCCACGTAAACTCGCGTCCGAGAAGCTCGTGTCCACGTATGCCCTCACGATGCGTACCATAATGTACGACCACCTGAACGCCTTTGTACGCTATCTGAACAGACACTACAAGGGCATAAACGCGTCTCTACGCGTGAACAGATACAGGAGATCGGCATACGATGCTCCTCGGCTCCAGGTGCCCGGTACGGGTCGTCGCGTCTACCAGGTCATGTCATGGCAGATCATCACAGGTAAGAATGAAGTGACGGACCTCGTGGACACCGCACTAGCCGTTTACCCCCGCTCCTCGCGTGACATGCTCCACTTGCCATTTTCTTACAAGGCGGGAATTCCTATTCAAAAATTAAAGTACCAGCTCAAGGACTCTCTCGCGCTCCTGTCCGGATCTCTGCTCCACAGAGGTTTAATTTCCAAAAGAAATCCTTTGATAGGTGAGGCGAAGGAAAAGGGTCAGAAGAATGTAGAGCGGGTCAAAGAGCTCATGAAAGTTATTCGTGGAAAGCGTGTGTACTACAAGAACCTGGTGCCCATCGCCAACTCGACAGGACCTTTGCTCGTGAATTTGAATCTAGAAAACCTAAAAGCGGCGCGCCGAAACGCGGTTGTTGTGAACAAAGCGCTCAAAAAAATTAAGTGACCTTATTAGATGTGGGTTTATTTCGCACTCGTGGCGGTGCTTATGCTCATCACGTGGGCCGTCGTGACGCGGAGAAACGGTGGACGTGGGTTCACGGGCGCTTCAGACTCGTGGCAACCTCCAGTCGTCGTGGATTCAGTTTTGACCAAGGACGACTGCAGATATTTGATGGAAAAGGCAAATTCATTATTCAAGCCGAGTAGCGTGGTTGGTGTGAACGGTCAGGATCCTTCCCGTACGAGTGAGACGGCGTGGATATCCAAGGACGATCCAGTGGCTAAAAAGGTGTTCGCCAAGGCGTGTGAAATGACAGGCAAACCCATGGGGTGCTGCGAGGACCTTCAGGTTGTCCGGTACAAGCCCGGTACCTATTACAAGGCCCATCACGATTCGTGCTGTGACGGATCTGACGCGTGTCAGGAATTTGAAACGAAGGGTGGACAACGGGTCGGAACTATGCTCGTATATTTGAATGATGAATTTACAGACGGTGAGACTCATTTCCCAGACCACGGGGATGTGAAAATGAAAACACCCCCTGGTTCTGCGATATTTTTCAGACCCCTTGCGAATGACACACCCAAGTGCCATCCCAAGGCCCTTCACGCAGGTCTTCCCATATCATCCGGTACCAAATATGTGTGTAACGCATGGGTCCGCGAGGGGGACTTCAAGCATTGAAAAAACTTGTTCTGTCCACGTTAGGGTTTTGCGCGCCTCAAGTCTAAACACCAAAAAACCAACTGCCTCCCCCAACAACCGTGTGTTGCGAGAGCCACTTAAACGCACCAGCAACTCAACAACCAACCGAAAAACAAATGGCCTCCTTCGCTGATGCCGTCAACGCCCTGGTTGCTGAGCGCGACCGCCAGTTTGTGCAGCGCATCGCTACCGAGTACAGCCTGAACTTCGAGGAGCTTAACAAGAAGTACCTCGAGACGGCCGAAATGGCTATCAAGGTGCCTCGCAAGTACACCAAGAAGGCTGCCAAGGAGCCCAAGTCGGTCGAGGTCGGGGAGGGTGCCGCCCCTGACGCCACCCAGGTGGCCAAGGCTCCCAAGGTGGCCAAGGAGAAGCCCTGCTGCACGGCTCAGACCAGTAAGAAGGAACCCTGCAAGTTCAGTGCCCTCAAGGGTGAGGTGTTCTGCAAGCGCCACCTGAAGCAGTCGCTGGAGGAGACGGCTCCCAAGGTGCCCAAGGAGCCGAAGGCACCCAAGGCGGCCAAGAAGGCCGAGCAGCCGGTACACACGCACCCGCTGACCGAGACTGACGAGGCTTGTGACCTGTGCGCTTCGCATGGCAACCCCCTCGAGGAGACCGAGCGGGACTTTGAGGTGGTCCCGCACTGCGGACCGGTGAAGCAGCTCACGACTGAGCAGCGCCTCGCTGCGATCCTCAACTCCGGCGACTCGGAGCCCGAGGACGAGGACGAGGGTGATAAGCTGGAGGCCGCCTTCGACGAGTACGAGGAGGACGACTAGAAGGGCCAAGCCTGGCGCATGGCTCTAATATCGGCGCGCAAGTGAGCAAAACCATTCATCTGTAATCGAACAAACGTCAAAACCCAAAGAGTAATCATAGCCGTCCACACAAATAGGTTCTCCTCCTTTTGCGTCCTGAATTTGTAAATGGGGCCCACCACCTTCCCGAAAAAGGTCTCCTCGTCACACCTCGTACCCGTCACCAGCTTTTCAATTTCAGTCAGAGCGCATACCGACTGATTAGTCAACCAGTGTATCAATATGAATGGCACAATAAGAAGATGCATTGACATGAGATATTCGCTTCCAGTAAATGGTGCCGCCACTAGAAATAGAAATACTAGGAGGTGAATTAATTTTATAAATGTCGTTAGGATCATTTCTACTAGGGCACTATAAAAAAGTGTCATGTACGCGCCAAAAGTCTCGGTGCCAAGTGTAAAGTAACCTAAAATGTACAAGCGCCCCAACCCTCGCCCTCACTTGAACGTGCCCACCCAGTTCGTCTCGAGTGCCTTGCCTGGAGGAGGTGTGGTTTCTCGATGGACTCCAGGTACCAACAAGCCCCGGATAGCTTCCGGTCACCCTAGCGTGGTGGGTCAAATTATAGACAAAATGCGCCAAGGTTCGTGTCTCGCGGGTACGAAACCTACGGTGTGGACGCCACCTGCCACCCCCGAGTTCCTGGCAAAGCACATGGAGAACCCCGAGGCTTTCCTCAAGAGGTGCGAGGACTGGCACGCTCAGAACCCCGTCTCGACTCCATGCGTCCGCGAACCAGCGCCTCCCCTAAACCTTGAACCGGTCATTGCCGTGTACAAAAAGTGGGGCATCACGACGCCGCCCATCGCCGAGCGCGAGAAGGCGTGGCGCCTTGCGGGGTACAGTGAGGCCAAGATTCGCAAGGCGCTGGCGTACGACAAAAGAATGGAGGAGACGTCCGACGCGCGGCAAGCGGCGCTAGACCTGATATTCGCCAAGTTCCCGAGCGCGAACAAGCCTACACCCAAGGTCAAGGCCAAGAAGGTCATAAAGGTTGTTAAAAAGAAGATGCCAAGTTCTATTAATGAGTAACCGCTGGGCGGATATGACGGACGACGACCCCATCGAACCTTGGGTCCCCGAGGAACCAGTCACTATTTCCAAACATGGAATTAAAATCAAAAAAGCGTCAAACTACGTCCCGCCCCACTCGCGTCAGGATAAAACCAAGCCTACTGTAAACAGTAAGAAATGAGCTGTGAGGTGTGTTGCGAAGTCTTCAACCGCTCGACTCGTTCAAAAATCACGTGTCCCTATTGTCCATTCAGTGCATGTTCTGGCTGCACTGAACGGTACCTCCTAGAAACCACACAGGATGCACATTGTATGTCGTGTCGCAAGTCGTGGTCTCGTGAAATTTTGGTGGACAATTTCACACAAAAATTCGTCAGTCGCGACTACAAGAATAGGCGCGAGTCTTTGCTTCTCGAGCGTGAAAAGAGCCTCATGCCCGCCACTCAACCCTACGTGGAACTTGAGCGCAATGTGCGCAAGGCGACGCAGGAAATCACCCGCCTCACAATGATCGTCAATGCGCACACTATTAAATTAAATACCATCGCTAGCCTTCAGTTGGCGCCATTGGCGGTCGAGCACGGGTTCGACAACGAATTCGATGCGCTTGTTTTGCGTCACAAACTTATTCAGAATCAACGCGGAGTGATCAACAACGTCGCACTAGATATACAGCACTTGGAGTGGTATCAGAACCAACTTATCACGCGTATGCATGGCGGACAGGTCGGAAACGAAAAGCGTCAGTTTGTCCGTGCGTGTCCATCGGACGATTGTCGGGGTTTTTTGAGTACCGCCTGGAAGTGCGGCGTGTGTGACAACTGGTCGTGCCCGGAGTGCCACGAGGTCAAGGGAAAGGACAAAGACGGGCCGCACGTGTGCGACCCTAACAACGTCGAGACGGCCAAGCTCCTGGCCAAGGATTCGCGCAACTGTCCGAAGTGCGCTTCGATGATTTTCAAAATCGATGGGTGTGACCAGATGTACTGTACCCAGTGTCACACTGCGTTCAGTTGGCGCACGGGGCGCGTCGAGTCGGGGACTATTCACAATCCACATTACTACGAGTATCACCGTCAGCGCGGAACCCTACAGCGCAATCCGGGTGACGTGCCATGCGGTGGATTTCCGGAATGGTTCAGAATCAATCACAAGTGTGCCCGCAATTCGGCAATGTTTGCTAAAATCGCATCGGCTCACCGCACCCACGCGCACTGTCAATGGGTCGTGATACCCCGATACACGACCGGGAACCAGGACAACCGTGACCTCCGCGTCAAGTTTATGATTGGAGACATAAATGAGGATGAATTTAAGAGGAAAATTCAGCAGCGTGAGAAGGCACGGCACAGAAAGACGGAGATTGTACAGGTTCTGGAGATGTACACGACCGTGCTCAACGATCTGTTTCAGGCTTACGTAGTGGATGGAAACTACGCCAGCATATGTGAGTCTCTCACGTCTCTTCAAACACACTTCAATTCGACCATGGACACCATCTCCAGACGATATTCAAAATGCTCCACTCCGCGCATCACTGAAAATTTTGACATGTTCTAGTAGGAATGTGGCTAGTCGTCCTCGGATTGGCCATAGTTATTTTGATCTTAGTGATCCTCAGAAGGACGAGTGGGTTCAATTCGGATAGCAAAATTCCCAAGATTATATGGACGTTTTGGGACTCGGATGACTCCCCACCGTTTGTTCAAAAATCTATAGAAAGTTGGCGAAAATTTAGTCCAGACTTTGACATTCGCGTCGTCACTCCCAAGACTCTTAAAGACTATCTTCCAGAAGTGGATTTTTCTTCTAAAAGAAATGACTTTATCCAGCGAACCTCTGACTTTATAAGGGTTCATCTCGTCGCCAAGTATGGTGGCATATGGTCAGATGCGTCCGTAGTCGCGACCCGTTCACACGACTGGTTGATTGATGAACACAAGACGCGAGGGTTCGAGTTTTTTTCATATCACAATCCACGGGACCAGGTCCTCTCAGATTATCCGGTGGTCGCCAATTGGTTTTTCGCCTCTGTACCTAATGGTAATTTCGTTTCAAAATGGAGAGATGAATTTGAAAGAATAAATGATTTCGAAAAAATTGAAGACTATATAAGCGACATCAAAAGTAAAGGCGTCAACACCCAAAAAATACCAGACACTGGTTATTTGACTCAAGATTGTTCTGCTCAGGTTGTTCTTCAAACTCAGATGACTCCAGAAGAAATCAAGCGGACTATGTACATGCTAAATTCAGAAGACGGACCTTATAAGCATTCTCATAGTAATGGGTGGGATCCCGTAAAATCCGTTCAAAGTTTGTGCGACACGCCATCTTCAGAACTGCCGGACCTCATCAAGGTTTACGGTAAAGAACGTAGAGCCATAGATGATGATCCTCAACTCAAGTGCGCTTACAAAATATTTGAATAAAGTAATACGGAGCTAGATATTGAATGGAAAATATCTTCAAAAAGTTTCTCACCAAGTGTTGGATCATTTACAGCCGCCCAGAAAATGCTCAACTAATTTTGAAACAAATTTGCGAAGACACACGGACCTATATGCGCCGGGTCATATCATGTGAGTGTGCACTTGTGGATATGGTTCCAAAGGAGATGAAAAGGTCAAAGTCCTTTCCAACAATTTCAAAAATAGATTTTATCCGGTCATAACAGAATTTAATTTCAAAATAGGAGTGGTCTTCTTACCGAAGTTCCAACCGGCTGCACCGTTTCGGGCGTTCTCGGCTTGTGAGCACGGT